TGTAATGCTCAGTGGGGGCAGATCACTGCGGGGGTTGGGAATGTTCTTAACTCTGCGGATAATATCCTCGCCAACCTTGCGGGGAATAGCATTCCTAAGGCCTGTAAGATCGTAAAGGTTGCTGATGGATATTTCCAGAAACTCAGTTCGAAGATCAGCGCGCAGAACATTGCAATCGAGGCAAAGGCAATGGCTGGGGTTGATGTGATCTGCAGTAATCCCCCGACAGATGTGGCATCAGCCTTCGCCACACTTGTTGATCTTTGGTTCACCATTCAGGACGCGACGAAAACGAACTGAGAGGCTGCCATGTCCTACGTACTATCAGAGGGCGCGATGGAAAAACTTATCAATGACGTAGCCGATGTACGTGCGGGGCAGGCGTTCCTCAAACAAAGTGTCGAGCGCATGGAAGACAAACTCGATAAGGCTCTTGAAGAGCACGAGGATCGAATCCGGGCGCTGGAGACTTACAAAGACAAGCAGCTAGGCCTTTTGAGCCTAGCTGCACTTCTCGGCGGGGTTGTGACTTGGTCCTTCGACCATCTAAAGGGTTTGTTTAAGTGATTATTGGAGCCGCCCTCGATCGGTTGTGAAGTATTTGATCTTGGTAGTGCGGTCAATTCCTAGCAAGTGAATCTGCCCCGACCGCTCTAGGATATCCACCACCCGATGAATTGAATGGATCGGCAGACGGTCACGGGCAAACCTCGTGATCTTCTGCTCGCTGACGCCATATTCGCCGTCATGGATTTTGACGAAGTGCAGGATTTCCTCCATCGCAGCGGCGTCGGCATTGGTCGCACCGGCTTTGAAGATTTCAGCCATCGAGGCTTCGGCTTCTAGGAGCCAGCCCATAGCCCGGTTGAAATCGTCGCGGGTTAGGATGAGAGCGTTGGATCGATCGATAGCCGACACCATCGAAAGTTTATATAGATGAGTTCGTCTACGTGTGACGTAATGTATGAGTTTAGGATGACTGGGAACTGGTTGCTCACCGAGGGCTCGCCAATTGTTAACTGCGTCTCGATAATCCTTTGTAACCTCGAATTGCCCAATTTGCTCGTTGATGATAGCAAGGTCATTTGCGAGGTCTGCGGAATAGGTCTTCTCGACTTCTGCAAAGTCATCGCCGATAATCCTTTCATCCGAGAAGATCATAATCAGGCGCGAGGTAAAGCCTTGGCCCCAAGCCTTCTCTGGCATTAGGTCGGTTAGGTTCTGGGGAGTGCATCCGCAGAGCATGTTGATTTGTGGGGATTCAATCTTGACGCGGAGGTCGCTGGTGCGGCGGACTTGCTGGTATGGGGTCGGGTCGTAGAAAGCTGAGAGTCCGTCGATCATTTCGTTGTCGTACTTGTGGATGAACGCGCCCATCTCATCGGCGAAGATAGACATGGAGTTGTATTCCATCGGATCGTCGCCGGGGCGAATGATATGGCGCTTGGCTTTGACCAGCGAATCAACAAGACTGGCGAAGGTCATCGAGATTGGCGCAAGGTGGAACTCGGGGAGTTCGCGGATATAGTGCTTTCCCTCGTTGATCGTGCGGGTCTTGCCGACGCCGGGATGGGCGACAAGGAAGGTGTAGAGGTTTGGAAACAGCGGCCGCGAGGTCATCAGCCAAACCTTCTGTTCCATCGCCGCGGCAAGGGAAAGGATCGCAGTCCACTTGCGAAAGATCGGCGGGGAGTGGAGGTTAGCTGTTTGTTCTACGAAGGATTCGATCCAAGATTCCAGCTTCCTTTTGCCGCTTTCGGTCGTCGTGCCCATGGTATTCTTTGAGCCCGTTGGGGTTCTTCTGTTCATGATATTTGCCTTTATTCCATCCAACTTCGCAGTCATAGGGGATACGCAGAACCCGGCCGTGGGCCAATGGGACGGAGATTACAAGGTCTTCCATGAGCATGGGAACGATCTTGTCTTCGTCCTTCTCAGGATACATAAAGGTCAAAGCGTCGTGGTCATGCATGACTATGCATACATAACCCTTGCGCCAGATGTTGAGCATTGCTTGATTGACGATATCAGCGAGGGAAGATTGGGGATCGTAGGCAATGGCTTCGCGAAGTGTGGATGGATCAGAACGACGCCCGAAGAACCAGCGTTTGCGGTTCATGAGCGAGATGAGGTAGCCTTTCTTGCGGAGGGTTTCGTCAACGTGGGCTTGCCAGCGCTGGTGGGCTGGGAAGGCAGAGAAGTATTTAGGCTGGAACTGGCGAACGAGGTCGAGTTCTACTTTAGATTGTTCTGCGAGTGTATTTGGCTTTCCTCCGTAATTAGAACCATGACCCAACTTTTTACACATGAATCTATAGGTATAGTGTCGGTAGTAAGGAGTTTCGGCGATAGCCTTATCAGATTTAAGATTGCCAGTCCAAGGAAGATTTGGCCACATAATACGAGCAACAGCAGTATGCGGGTCCCCTGATTCGCAGGCATCTAGATATGCTCCGTCTTTGAATAGATTCCATTCAATTCCACCTACACAGAACGATTCTCCTGATTTAGCATCTGCTTTGCAGAATTTATATCCTGCATCAGCGATAAAGATTGATCGGAGAGATTCTTCAACATTCTGCAAATTTCCTCCAGTTCCGAATTCAGAGATGGACGAGGAAAATCTTCCGGTTGAAGTGCCTGCGATATTATACGAAGTACGAATTCGTCCATCGTCGTCGATAGCCGTTTTAAGAACAGAGATTTTATCGCCAAGCTCTGTAAGGAGATTAATATGCTTAACCAACTGTTCGGCAATGGGATAGATTTCGAGCTTTTCTCTTGCACCGCGATCGACGGTGGGACGGCCTGATTTGCGGATTGGAGAGATTCCGAGTTCATTATAGAAAAGGGCGGCCAAGTCTTTTGTGGATCGGTAGTTAAAGTTCGCCATTCCCACTCCTTCATGAACAATTCGGAGAAGATTCGCTTCAACGCGTTCCATGATTTCGTAGTATTCATCTATCACGGCCGCCTTTCTAGCTTGATCAACAAGCACACCGCGAACACGCATTTCTAGTGTAGGTGCTTGCAAAGCCTTGGAGAATTCATAGGTAGCATTAGTGTACTCATCTACTTGAGGTATAAGCCCGTCAAAAACGTCGAGCGTTATACAACAATCGAGCCCATTATAAATTTGATCCCTATCCCACGAAGGGAGGTCTTCTGGGTTCATTTCGTGAGTTTTAATGATCCGCATTAACTGCCTCGTTTAATTGTATCGTTTTTAACACGCATACTTTTCCACGCACTTTCTGAGCTATAAATGCTGCCTAAATAGCCTAAACCTTTCAAAGCCTCAGGCTGTAAAGCATGTGACAATAACATAGTATCTTCAGCACACCCCATAGTTTTGATACCATATGCGCGTAATAGAAAACTTACATCGAAAGATCCGTTTTGAAAGAGTTTCCGGATAGATCGATCCTCAAGTACTCGTCGCACAATAGCCCAGCATTTACTTTCATCCTCCCGAGTCGGCCAATAGCTTCCATCTTTTGATCTGGCGTCATCGAAAGGAATAACGATTGCGACGGAGTTGGTTGGGGCGAAACCAATGCAAGTAACGCGTGATCCGCTTGTCTCAATATCGACAGAAAGGAGATTACATCCGACGATGTATCTTTCGATAAAATCGCGTATATCGCTGAGGGTTGGTTCAATCCAGATTTCACGTGGCGGTCTCCTGATTTCGGGATAGGTGGATTCGCGTTTGGCTTTCATTAAGTCGGCGATTACTGTCGGGCGGTTGTCCCATTGTCGAAGGATTACGGAAGGGTGGTATGTAGGCAATAACTTAAAATCAAGAGCTGTATGAGTGCTAAGAAGAGTAGTCCCGCGGAGCTTAGTGATACCCGTCCGTCCAGCCAAAGCCCAAAGGCTACAGTTACCGAGGCAGATGATAAGGTTAGGGTCAAGGTTGATAATCTCGTCAGCCAGACGGTCCAGTTCATTGGCGAACTCCTCCCGAACATATTTGGATTTTACGAGGGCAGGGTATCCGGGGATACCTTCGGCTTTGGGTCCGCAGAACCATTCAAGATCGTTTCGCGGAGGATGGATTTGAAAGACATTGGTGCGGACGACCTCAGGATGCAATCCCCAAATAGCCT